TGTCAATGCCGTGTTTTTGCCCCGAAACGGGTCGTCCGTCTCGTGCCGTCAGGCTTTCTTGATGCCGTCAATGCCGAAAATCAGGGCGGAGAGTGTAGCGCAAGCCGCGTCCACGTCCTTGTAGACCGTCCTCTTGTCGATTTTTTCCCGCTCCGCCACGGCCGTCGGGGAGAGCGGCCGGTCTCTCAGATAGAGGGCTTCGATGACGCGGTAATGCCTCTGCTCGCCCTCGTCTACGCTGTTTTCGCAGACGACCTTGTAGATTCCGAGCATCCTGTTCACATGGCGCATGATAAGCTGCGTCCGGGCTGCCGACTTCATAATGCTCTCGACCTTGAGATTCTCCTCGAGCAGCTCGTCCAGTGCCTCCACGATTTCCTCGACGCTCTCCTCTCCGGTGGCCGCGCTGGCCGCGTCGTATACTGCGTGGGAGCAGTTGGCGTTGAGCACGGTATAGTTCCGCAGCAGGAGCTTGGTATTGCGGAATCTCCGGTCGCTGCGGCCGTCCCGGAACTTCTTGCGCTCCTGCTCCACGGCCTTGATGCTGGCCTCCGCTCCGAGGCGGGCAGCGTCCGTCACAGCGGCCTCTACGCTCTCCTGTATCTCTTTCCCCAAGATGGCTCGAACGGCAGCAACAGCCGCCTTTGCCGCCACCTCTGCGGCCATTACCACAATTTCTTTTTCAGTCATTATGTTCCTCCTCGGTAACACCCGGCAGCTCGTCGAGCAAGGCTTTGGAAATTTTCTTGAGTGTCTCACAGGCAGTCACCACTTCGAGTGCGGAGACCCCGCTTTTCTTCATGGCCTCTGCGGGCTTGCCCGCGCTGTCCTCCGTGATGGGGACACCCATAAATGAGAATATCGGTTTTTCCATGTTCGGCTGCTCCCTCCGTATTTCGTTCACCAGCATAAAGCGTTCCGGCGTCGTCCAGTTCATCAGGCGGCTCAACCTGCACACAGCCGCGCACCACTCGTCCGTCTCTGGCTTCGTCCCGTAGGGCATCCCGCAGAACGCCGTGAGCACGTCGCTCGCGCACGAGAGCTGGTTGATGTCGTCCATCGTGGGGATGTCCCGCAGCAGGTCCGGGGTAAAGCCCGGGCCAAACCGTACCGCGTATTCCTTGAGGTCCGGCTCCGTGACATAGCTCCGGCCGTACCGCTGCTTCATGCTGCGCCAGACTGTCCACGGGATTCTGTACATCCGCAGCCCGTCGAATGTGGCGACGATGAAGCAGTGCGCGCCGAGGGCTTCGTAGGAATCGAGCTTTTTGGCCTGCTCCGGGAGAACGCGGTCTTTGTTCAGCCTGCCGGTCCCAGTGCTCTTTGCCTCGAACATCACCGCGCGGCCTCCGAGCATGACGCCTTTGAAATCCGGTTCCGCCTTTTTTGTATACACGGTGTAGACTGCGCGGAACTGGCCCGTTTTGTTCGGCTGGCTTACCGGCCGCATGGGCTCCGGTGTCTTGCTGATGTCCGCGCGGCCTGCCTCCGCCAGCCGGGTGCAGGATGCCTCGATTCTCTCCTCGAGCTGCCCGCCCTGCGCGCGGCTCCGTGCTCCCTGCAATGCCCGGAGCGGGTCCTTTACCGCGCCGCTCATTCGAGGTAGCCCTGCTGGCGGGCGAACTCTTCGATTTTGTAGGCGGTCGCGCTCTTGATGCCCTTGCACTCTCCGGCGTTGAGCTGCTCGAGGAGCTGTGGCAGGGTCTTGCCCGGGGCCGGGGTCGATGCGCGCTGGGCCTCTGCTTCGGAGTAGCCGGTGTTGTAGGCCTCCTCCCGGATGTGGTCGATATGCTCCACGAGCTTCTCGTCGGTCATCTTGCGCAGCTTCACCGCGCGCTCATGTACGTTCTTCTCCTCGCCGGTCATCCGACAGTTTCTTTTCTTCACTGGTTTTCCTCCCTTTCCAAACGCTTGCACCGGCCGTTGTTGTAGGCCATGCACTTCTTTTCCGAGCACCAGCCGAAACGCTCTGTCGTAATCTCGGTACGGCTGGTCCATGAATAGCTGACCTCCCGCTTGGTGCTTTTCTTGTACGGGCAAAACATACCGTCATCGCTCATTGTGCTGCCTCCTCTCAAAGATTCACGTGGAGCGGCTGCCCGGTCGCAAGTTGCCGATGGATGAACTCACGCTCGAGGCAGTTACTCACCATAACGAGGGCTCGCAGCTCTCCGGGGAGAATCTTGCTGTCGAGATAGAGCCGCTCAATTTCCGGCCCCCGCGCGTGGAGCTCCCGGATGGCTGCCTCCGCGTCCTCCCACTCGGTCAGGTCGTGCAGCTCGCCGAGTGCCTTGTCGAACTCACTTTTTTCCGGCATCGCTGGCCTCCTGCTTTGCTGCTTCTTTGTCCAGATTGTCCTTGAGCCGGTCGAGCTTATCCCATACGATTTTCGTGATGTTTACCAGCTCATGGGGGTTAAAAATTGCAAAGAGCTGCACCAGCATGATGAAAACATCAGCAGTTTCCTCCTCGACGTTCGAGTACACTTCCTGCGTCTCCCTGTTAAACGGGGTATCATACTTGCGCTTGCACTCTTTGAGCTTGCAGAGGGCTTTGGTGAGCTCCGACATTTCCTCCACAGCCTTGGTGAGCTGGGCGTCTTTGCCGTAAGTGCCGATGGCGCGGTCGATGGTCTGTAAGCCCTCCGGCATAATCTCCGGGATGAGCGCGTCCTCGTAGTGCTTGAGCTTGTCGCGCAACGAGGCGAGAGCCCACGAGAGGGTGTAGTGCTCCGCCAGCAGGCCCTCGATGGTCTCCGGGCCGTCGAACAGGTGCTCGTACAGGGTCATGTCGAACTCCTCCGGCGTTCCCTCGGTGTCAATATCTGCGTTGTGTGCCTTGATAAGCTGCTTCATGTAGTCGTTGAGGCTGATGCTCCGGCTGGGCATCTGCACCCAGCCGCCCTCGCCGCGCACGAACAGGTTGAGAGCCTGCGAGTAATTCCCATCCGGGGTGTCGGTCGTCATTCTTCTCTGCGGAAACATAAATTTTGTCCTCCATTTTTCAAATTTGGTGGTCAAAGATTGAAATATGCTTAAATCGTTTTCAAGTTTCGTGGTTGGATTTTGCTTGTTTTTCTTTCATGCCTGCCCATCCTCCGTGTATTTATTGTCGTAGAACATCCCGTCTTGCCCGATGGAAAAATCTTCATCTTCCCAGTATGCGCCGCAACCGTTTTCACAGGCCGCTACGCTCTCGCTTAGTTCTCCGCTTCTGGATACATAGCGTTTCGGAACTTTTCCGTCTTTTCGGATTGTGTAGTCCCGTGCGTTCTGGTAAAATTCCGAATAAATAATTTTCCCGCCACACCTCGGGCATCGGCCCCGAATGACTCCATTCACGTTTCGTCCTCTTTTTTTGTTTTCTTCAACTGGCGGCCGCACTCCGGGCAGAAGTTCAGCGGCCGTCTTTTGTGAGTGTAGGTTGAGGTAAGCCCGCAGCCCTTTCTGAGGGTTCTCTCATAAAGGCAGACGTAATACTTTGTGTATAACTCTCTGCCGGTCTTTGGCCTGTGCTTCTTGCTCCACTCGTAATCTTCGCAAAATTGGCAGTTCATACGCTTTCCTCGATTACTTTGAGGTCATACCCGCTCTTGACAAACTTCATGCACAGCTCGTGGTTGATGCCGTTGCCGAGGTTGGTGTAGATGTACTCCATGTCCTCCGGCGTGAATTTGGTGTCGAGCAGCTTGTTGATGCCGTCGAGATGCTCCTTGCACAGCGGCTTTGTGAACGCCTTGAACGCAAACCGCGATACACCCTCGATGACCTCCGCCTTGAACTCGTCCGGGGTGCTGCAGTGGTTGAGGTTGATGTATGTGTTCGTCCTCGGGACGAGAATCAGCTCGAAGTTCATGGTGACGTAGGCTTTCGGGAAAGCGCGCTGAATCTTCCCGCACCACGGAGCCGCGAACGGGCTGAACCACGGCAGCATATAGCTGCGGAGCTCCTGCTGACTGACTGCTGGGGCGTCCTGAATGTGGTCGATGCAGCGCTCAATGGCCTCCCGCTCTGCGAGGCTGTCTGCCTCCTCGAGCCAGCCATTGAATACGCGGACGGTTTCCTCTGCGTTAATCGGTTTCATAACTGTCCTCCAAATTGCTCTGCAAATGCTCGAGCGACTCCCGGGAATGTCTTTGCGCGATTTCGCGCTCTGTCTCTCGTAAACATCCCCTTGTTTTTTTCATCATGTTTGTGGGAATAAGAGCCAGATGGGCACCACGTTGCAATCGGCTCAACAATGTTCGTCGGCGCGACCGGGTCAAGATTTTTCAACCATAGACAGGTTTTCTTGCTGTATGGGTGTCCAAACTGGTACGGCTGAATAATCTGCGTGTACTCTGGGAGACAAAATACCCTGCTCGGCACCGGATTCTCAACGCATATTCTCGGGATGTCCGCCCACCAGAATCTCATAAACAGGTCGCGTCCTAAAATTCCTTTCATTACGCGGTCCTCTTGTAGCTGGTGGCCTTTCCACAGATGTCGTGCTCCGGCGTTTGAAAGATATGTGCATGGCGGGTGCGCAATGAGCAAGTCCCACGCATCAATGTAATGCGCTTTGTCGTCCATTGTGACGATTTGCCCCCCCGCAGAGCCGGTACGGCGTCTCCGAGGATATGCCATTCCGGGTGGCCTCCGGACGGTTCCTGCACATCGCAGGAGTAAGCCTCATGCCCTAAAGACCGAAATGCCTTACAAACTTCCTGCGATTCCTCGCAGGCAATTAAAACTTTCACGTTTCTTCCTCCGTTCCGTCCTCAAGTCTGTCCCCGCAATAGGGGCAATACTTGAAATACCCGATAACGTGAGCACCGTACTCCCAGCCAAGGCAATGATTGCAGCCATCGCAGAACACACCGTCTTTGGTTTCTGGTACATATCCACGGATGATGTGCGCCGTTGGTCGCAGCGTTTCCGGGTCGATGGTCGGGGCTGCCTGAATCAGCCCGAGTGGAACCGCGTGACACGCAGAGCCCTTCGGCCCGGTGATGTAGATGGCCTTTTCTTCCAGTTCGTTGGCGTCAATGAGCCTTTTTTCTGCCATTCGTGATAGCCTCCTTTACAAGATTTAGAGCACGTTCTTTGAGTGGAACACGCTGGCAGAGCCTCCGCTTTCCTGTCTGTCTTAGTCTTACGCTGACGACTTCGATTTCGTCACACTCGCGGTGTTTCTTCCGCCCTGCTTCGTGTCCGAGGTACTCTGCCTCTTTTTGGTCGTCTGCCATGACTGCGACGCCGAAGTAGCAGGTGGAGCTCTCTGTCCTGCCCTCAAGGAACACATCATACCTCGGCATCCGGTTCCTCCTCGTATTGGTGGACATCGACGAAGATGGCTTTCTTCCACGGGAGCGCGTTGTATGCTGCCCGCGTCTCCTCATCCGTCATGTTGTCCACCAGCTCCGGGTCATAGCGTTCATAGAGAACGTCGTTCATCTCGCAAATGTCATCCTCCCGGTAGTAGGTTCTTTCTTTGCCGATGATGAACTCCTGAACCGCGCTCTCTCCCCATGAGCCAAGCCAGCAGTAATACTCGTCGCCGCCGACCACATCCCCATCTACGCAGGGGATGACCGGGAGCTCCGGGTTTGCCTGCATGAGCTCGAGGAGCTGCATGAGCTTTTCGCTCTGTTTCATGTCATTCCGTCCTTTCTTTTCCGGGGCTCCACCCGGGTTGCTTTCTGCTCGGCGGCCTTGTGCCACACATAGGCCGCAACAACTATTACTGACAAGGCGACGGCCGCAAAGGAAAGCCAGTAAGTTAAGGTTTCCAGCAGGTCGTCAAGCTCTAAAAGAACCTCGTACATAGTCACCACTCCTTTACCTGAATTTCTTCTTGAAACTGCGCACGATGGCCCGGTGCGTCCACCTACGGCAGTAGGGGTTTCGGACGCTCCCGTCGTACTCCTGCTTCATCTTCTGGTATGCCGCCTTGTTCTCCGCATACCGTTCGCAATGGTCGTGGCATCCCGGGTGTCTGTCCGGGCACTCTTTCGGGCAGATAGTCATAAGCCGAGCATAACGCTGGCCCGTTTCCGGGCGGCCGTCATGGTTTCGTCGTACTTCGCTGCGCTGTATACCGCGAGCGGAGCCACTGCCCGGGCTGCTCTGGCCCTCCTGAATATCTCCGAGTAGACAGCGGCCGTCTCGTATACGCTGGGGCCTCTGCCCGGGGTCGAAAGCATCCCCTTGCGGTCGTCGGTGTCAGTGACGCGGAGGTCCTCTTTGAGGGCGTCCTGTACGCATCTGCGCAGACGGTCGAGGGCGAGGTCCTTATC